ATCATCTTGTTCTAATACAGATTTATAGTAGTATCTATATAATAAATAACCTGAAACAATCACACTTAATAAAATAATAAATTTTTTCATATATTATACCTCATCTAAAATTCTATCAATATCTATTTTTTGGTTAAATGTTTTAAAATAGTGTTTTTGTATTTCTATTTTTATACATTTAATTATATATTTATACATATTTTCTATAGAATCATTATTTAATAACTTTTCTAAATCAATTTGAACTGGAATAAAGTTACCTTCTAATCTTACATAAGCTATATAGAAGTTTTTAACCCCTTCGTCAGTGGCATGTGTTGTAACATTATGGTCTACTACATCATAATTTTTTAAACTATTAAAGGTAGACTTACATAGATAAATTAAATTATTAAATGTTTGACTATCCAAGTGAGTCACCTGTTAAGAAAAAGTTATGCAATCTTAAATAGTAATTTTTAATTTTACTTATTTCTTTTGCTTCTTCATCTTTTCTACCTAATCTTGTAGTATACTTAACAATGTTAAACACCATAGAGCTAACAAAAGATTCAGCTGTAAACTGTTCTTCTAAGAATGATATAACATCTTTTGTTCCTGAATAGTGGCTAGGAATTTCTATATTCGTTTCTTTACCATAATTAATTTCTAAAATATGGATGTATTCTTTTAAATCATCAAATAACTTTTCTAGTTCTCTGAAATCATTTAGGTTTACTTTTGTAATCTCAATACTTGTATTAATAATACTTTCTTTTAACTTCTGTTTATCCTTATACTCTGATTTAGGTTGTCCTTCTAAGAATTCTTTAATATCCATAATATACCTCCAATATAAAATAAAACCCTTACTACAAAAGTAATAAGGGAAAAGGAAAGATATTATGGAATGTATAAATTATTTATACACCCATAATATAACAATTTCTATCCAATTTAACCTTATTTAAGGTCTTCACTTTTAACAAAAATACCGTCTTTCATTTCACCTGTTCTGCCTTTAATTTCTCCGTAAGCTGTTGCTAGGCAATCTTCTAAAGATAAATTCTGTTGTAAACATAAAATAGTAAGAACAACAATAGTATCACCAATACTATCTTTAATTAACTCTTCATTACCTCTAGCTATTCCAGATGCTAACTCCCCAACTTCTTCCTGTAATTTAGCTAGTTGTCTGAAACTATCTGAATTATGCAAGCCTTTATCAAAAGCCCAGTAATCTACTAACTTAAGTAAGGTACTTAAAGTTACTTTATCTGTATTATCTTTTACCTCTTCTAAACTAACTAATTCAATTTTATAATTTTTAGTTTCACCCTCTTGCGATGATAAGATTTTATCGCACCAACGTTCTGAATAACCTAAGTATTTAGAACAGTCTCGGCATGTTAAAAAATAAAGTGTTTCATTAGTGTCTTTATTAGTAACCTTAACTGGTTTTGCTTGCTTAATATTACTAGATATATTACTTGTTCTTTTATACTCTTTTAAACCTAAATTATATGCATGATACATCTGCTCACTTCTAGTAGACCATTCTAAGTTTTCTACTTTATTATTTTCTTTATTACCATCAATATGATTAACAGTTTCTTTATTATCAGGGTTAGGTATAAAAGTTTTAGCTACTAAGAAGTGCACTCCTAAATTTTTATAACCATCTTCATTAGTTAATCTTACAATTTTATAACCATCATTATTGATACTTTGTTTAATAACTTGGCTTTTTCTTTTATTTCCTCTCTTATCATTATAATTTAATGATATTACATTACCTTCTCTATCAATAACATAGTTTGGAAAACCCTCAATAACTCTAAATGTATCTAATCCTTTATTTTTAGACCATTCTTCTACTAGTTTAACTAATTTATCCATATTTATATCTCCTTTTTTAATTTATTACTTTTTAAGTATATCATAGCTATTCATTTTTGTCAACTATAATACCTTTAGAAATTTTGTATTTTGATTGTATATGGTTATACAGCTCTCTCATACCTTCATAATTTCTCATATCATCTTGTAATGTTTCTAAGTAGTCTAATAATAACTTAGTTTCTTCTTGTGTTAATGTGATAAGTGGTTTCAATTTAAATTCCTCCTTTATTTATCTTATATCTACTATAACATTTACTTATAAAGTTGTCAACAAAAAAAGAAGAACTTTTTAAAGTTCTTCTGTAGTAATAGTAGTTGTTTTAGTTGTAACTTTATTTATAGGTATTACTGATTTATTTGTTATTAAAGTTAAATATTTAGTTGAATTTTTAAAATTAATTGTATTAGGTATAGATAGAGCATATTTAATATCTTTAGTGTATTCAATAGGTATGTTATCTTCATCTACACTTTTAATGTACATATTATTAATCGTACTTAAAAATATAATTTCATTATTTGAAATTACTTCCGTTTTACTTACTTCTTCTTTCACTTACATCTACCCCACTTTTATAGTAATAATTAGACATAAAATAACAAATTAATATTAAAATAAAATTAATTAATTCTGTTATAATAATATGATTAGACACATCAGTTAAAACCATACTTGTAACTAAACTTAATAAACCTACACCTATAAGTAAGTATAACCATTTATTAGTACCACTAGAAGATTTAGATTTAACAAATTTATATATTTGTCCTACATAAGCTAGTACAATAGATACACTAGCTACTGTTTGTGTAATTTCTATACTAGTTAATAATCCTAAAAATAAATATAATGCTAATAAGAATATAACTGTATAAACTATACCATGAAATTTAAATTTACGATAATTAAGTACTAGTAAGCAAACAACACCTAAAAGAAAGTTTAAGAATATTGATACTACTTGAAATCGTGTTCCTCCAGTTAATATTATATTATAAAAACTAATACCTACAGTTACACTTATTAAGTACCAAAAACTACTACTAACTCCATTTAGATTTTTATCTTTTACTAACGATACTAAAGCTGGTATATACCCTACAATTACCAAAATACCATATAACATAGCAAGTAATACAGGTATATCATTGTATATTATTTGAGCTGTCATAACGTCTCCTCTATTCTTTTTTATTTCTTAATATAATAAAAGAGTAATCAAAATGATTACTCTTTTGACTTATTTTACAATTAAGGTTTTAGCTTCTTGCAATGCAAAGTAACTAGGATTTACAATATGAGCTAAACCATATATAGATAAAGATACACATAGTACCACTAACAGTAAATATGTTATAATTACATTTGAAGTTGTTAATTTCAAATTAAATTTATACCATAGTAAATAAATTACAAAAGCTACAACTAAACCCACTAGTAAAAATAGAATACCATTCCATATTTGTTGATGTATTAAAGTACTCCAACTATACCCTAATGCATTGGATACTTTTTCAATTACATTATTAGATACATTATCCATATTAATTTCCTCCTAAATATTCTAATTCTTCTTTAACCTCTTCCCAAGACATAAACCCTTTGCCATTAGTTAATGATAGAATCATACCATAAACGAATTGGTTCGTACTAAATTCAGCTCTGTCTGGGTCATTATATGGTTTACCATGTCCTTGACGAATATCTGAACAGTAAATTAGAACAGGTTTCTCTAATATTTTTTTAGATTCAGATGCAATATAATGTACATTATTGTATTCTGGGTGGTCATAGTGTATTTGAGATTCAATTAATGATAAGGTTTTATCTGCTTGGTGTTTCATACCTAAAAGAATACCAAGTTCTGCAATAGTTCCTAACCCTTCATTTAATACATCGAAAACAAGTATATCAGATTCTTGCATAGCTTTAAAATCATTGTGAAGAATTCTTTCTGCTAGACCTTCTTGAACAGCATTTGACTTATCATTAATTGATTTATCATTAATAGGAGAATAAGGTGTTATACCTATAATACCTTCCACTTCATCATGTTGTTTTTGTCTATATTCTACCATTGCTTGGTTAAGTAGATGCCCTCCTAAATATACTTTCTTGTCTTTAATTTCATTTACCATAATTTATTCTCCTTTATAAATATTTTCTTGTATACTCTGAATACTCATTTCTTAATATATTTTGTAATATTACTATATGTTTTTCCACTTTTTATATTTGATACAGCTGACTGACTGATATTAAATTTATTTGCAATATACTTTTGCGTTCCTTCACACAGATATATACTCTTAACTAATTCTTTAGTGAAATGATTGTGAGTAGATTCTCCTTTTACTAAGTCTTTTGTAACATTGGAATGTATTTTACGTTGCTTAATTTTTGATACAGTTTCTCTTGATACGTTGTATTTTTTAGCAATATCTTTTATTTTTCCTTCTTCTTTATAAATTCTTTTAATTGTTTCATTGTCTAAGTAGTTTTTATCTGAATTTCCTTTTTTTAAATCTTTTGTTACTTCATACCAACACTTGCCATTTTTTATTTTGTATAACATTTGTTTTTTAACACCGTAATATGATTCTAACTCCTCATATGGTAGGGTGGATTCGTAAATTTCTTTAACATCTTCTGGTTTTAATTTAAAGGATTTATTATTTCTTTCTCCACTATAATTTGCGTTATTCCTATGACTGTTATTTTCCTGTTGTGTTGCCCACTCTAAGTTAGATAGAGAGTAGTTTAACGTGTTAAAATCTTTATGATTTACTGTTTCTTTATTATCTTTATTAAGTATAAACGTCTTTGCTAATAACCTATGCAACAATACAGGCTCAGACTTTGTTTTATCACTTTCCATTATAGAAACTATAACATAATTTTTCTTGTTTTTTCTTCTTTTTATAAATCTGTCTGTAAATTCACTATATATTTTACCATTCATAGATATATAATAACCTATAAAACCATATAT